CGTATTCCTAGTTCTTATCTTCCTACAGGGCCTGACGATGGTGCTACTCAATTCCAAGATGGGCGAGTGGGTACTGCATACATACAAGAATTAAGATTTAACACATATTGTGAAAGATTACAAAATTTAGTAGTAGAAGAATTTAATCAAGAGTTTAAACGTTACTTGTTAGAAAAAGGCGTAAACATTGATACTGCTATGTTTGATTTAAGATTCCAACCACCACAAAACTTTGCAAGTTACAGACAAAGTGAAATTGATAATGCAAGAGTACCAACTTATACACAAATGAGTGCTATACCTTACATTTCAAATAGATTTGCACTTAAACGTTTCTTAGGAATGACAGAAGAGGAACTTGCAGAAAACGAAAGATTGTGGCGTGAAGAGAATGATGAAAATATTACACCACCACCAACAGATTCAGCAGGTGAATTAAGAAGTGCTGGAATCTCAAGTGCAGGTATGTCAGCAGACATGGCCGGTGCAGGAGCAGGTGAAGACGTAGCGGCTGACGGAGAAGAGCCAGCACCAGTAGATGGTGGAACAGCACCTCCTCCAGGAACAGCAACAGGTGGACCAGCAGGCGGCGGCGGAACACCACCAGCAGGAGTATAAATAGTATTATGATATTACGTGAGCTATTCTATTTCGATAAAGAAACACTTGAACCAGTTGAGAACAAGGGTTATGATCCATCTATGGACGATTCAATTGTTACAAGAGATGATACACGTAAGACTAGATTAACACTACGTCAGATTAATAAAATTCGTAAAGCAAGTGAGCTACATAAAGAAGAGCAAGAAAAAGAATTGCACTTCGTTAGACAAATGTACGGCTTGGCCGCTAACGCAGAGCAGGCAGTTTAACTTTACGAGGAAATTAAATGTCCACAGCCTTTGTAATAGGTAATGGAAAATCAAGAATACCAATTCCACTAGAAGCATTAAAGCAACACGGTAAGCTATATGCCTGTAATGCGGTTTATAGAGAGTTTGAACCCGACTACCTAGTTGCTGTTGATACTAAAATGATCAGCGAGATCAATAGACATAAGTGGCAATACAATCACGAAGTATGGACTAATCCTAATAAAGCATACGACAATATGAATCTTTTTAACTTCTTTGAGGAGCCATTAGGTTGGAGTAGTGGACCTACAGCATTATGGTTAGCAACGTATGGCGATAAAAAGAACCCTACTGCACACCAGCATGATACAATATATATACTAGGGTTTGATTTTAAAGGTACAACGCCAGATGACTTAAAGGGTGAGGGCGGATCGCTTAATAATATATACGCAGATACAGAAAATTATAAAAAATCAAACGACCCTGCTACATACCACGGTAATTGGGCCAGACAGGTTGGCATAGTTTGTCAGAAAAATCCTCAAAAGAGATATATAAGAGTAGTACAGAACAAACAGGATTACTGTCCAGACAACTTAACGCAGTTAGTTAACTTTTCGAACATGGAAAGGGCAGAATTCATGCAAAACTTTAAGATTCTACAATCTTAATGTAAAACCGGCGTATTTTCGCCTATATCTACGTACTTTTCTTCATAAACCATAAATACAAGTGACAGCCTTACCACATCTAAACAATAGGAGGATAATAAAATGGCAAATCAATCTAAATTTGAAGCGATGCTTGAAAAGTTAATCGCAGAAGACAAAACGGGAGCTGAAGAATTATTTCACGAAATAGTTGTTGAGAAATCTCGTTCAATATACGAAGATTTACTTGAAACTGACACAGCAGAAGTTGAAGTTGACGAAGCGAAAGCAGATGCTAAATCAGAAGATAAAGTAGAAGAAAAAACAGAAGAAGCTAAAGAAGACGAAAAAGTTGAAGAAGTTGCAAAAGACGAAGAAGCAAAAGAAGACAAAGTTGAAGAAAAAGCTGAAGCTGATGCAGAAGACAAAGTTGAAGAAAAAACTGAAGATTCTAAAGACGAAGAAGTTAAAGAAGAATTAGTTGACATTCAACCAGTTGCAGACGAAATTACACCAGAAGATGACATGGGTGGCGATGCCGCTGATGACATGATTGCTGACATCGAAGACGGTGAAGGTGAAGAAGGTGAAGAAGATAAAGGTGACGACGAAGACTTAGAAGACAGAGTTGTTGACCTTGAAGATGCTCTTGATGATCTTAAAGCTGAATTTGACGGCATGATGGCTGACAAAGACGGTGACGACGCTGAAGCAGATGCAGAACCAGAAATGGATGCAGACGCAGATGGCGAAGAAGGTGATGACGAAGAGAAGGAAGATGAAGCTGTTGATACAGAAGCTACTTCCGAACTTGAGCAACCTGCGTTTGAAAATGCTGAGAAACCAGTACAATCAAGCACAGAGCTAATGAGAGAATACGTAACTAAAGTTGCTGAACCTAAAAGAGATTCAGGAACAGACGGTACTAAATCTCCAGTAGCTAATAAAAATGATATGGGCGGCGACGCTGGAAACATTGCCAAAGGTGGTGAAGAATCCGGAAGTAAAGCGGCAAGTCCAAAAGAAGACTCTGCAGGGAACGTTAACGTACCAGGTGGAAAAGCTTCTAAATCATTAAAAAGCTCAAAAGCGGCTGTTAAAGTCGAAAAGGGTGCCGACACTGATTCAGTTATCGGTTCCTAATAGTTTGTTGTTAAGGAGAACTAGGTGATAAACTTAAGAGAGAACTTGACGTTCGACCAAGCAAAATTGGTTTTAGAGACTACTGAGAACGACAAGGGTGGAAAAGACCTTTATATGAAGGGAATTTGCATCCAAGGCGGAGTAAAAAATGCTAACCAGCGAGTTTACCCTGTTACCGAGATTAGTAGGGCTGTCAACACACTCAACGACCAAATAACTGGTGGATATTCAGTTCTTGGAGAAGTTGATCATCCAGAAGGACTTAACATAAACTTAGACCGTGTTTCGCACATGATCACAGAAATGTGGATGGACGGACCAAACGGTTATGGGAAACTTAAAGTATTACCTACGCCGATGGGACAACTAGTTAAAACAATGCTGGAAAGCGGAGTTAAACTAGGTGTTTCATCACGTGGTAGCGGAAACGTCATGGAAGACGGATCCGGTCAAGTAAGCGATTACGAGATTATTACAGTCGATGTAGTTGCTCAACCCAGTGCTCCTGGTGCCTACCCGACACCAATTTACGAGCATTTATTAAATGCCCGTGGGGGGTACAAGGCACTAGAATTAGCACGAGAAGTTCGAGGCAACGACAAGGCGCAAAAGTATTTGAAGGAATCTTTGGTGAATATCATCAAAGGCCTCCAGTAATAAGGAGAAAAATATGTTGGAAGCACTGAAATCACTTTTTGAAAACAACGCAATTTCAGAAGAAATCAGAGCAGACATCCAAGAAGCATGGGACAAACAGATTGCTGAAAACAAGCTGAATGTTACTGCTGAACTTCGTGAAGAGTTCGCTAAAAAATACGAACATGATAAAGCTACTATGGTTGAAGCAATTGATTCCATGGTGACAACAAAACTTCAAGAAGAAATTTCCGAGTTCGCTGAAGACAGAAAACAATTAGCAGAAGCAAGAGCCAAATATGCTGTTGCTATGCGTGAAAACGCAGGCTTGTTAAAAGGTTTTGTATTTGAACAGTTGAAAAAGGAAGTGGGTGAGTTACATGAAGACCAAAAAGTAATGTCAGATAAGTTTGGCAAACTTGAGGAATTCGTTGTAGAAGCTCTAGCTAAAGAAATCGCAGAGTTCCACGAAGATAAAAAAGACTTGGCTGAAACTAAAGTAAGACTAGTTAGAGAAGCCAAAGAACACTTAACGAAAGTACGTAAGTCTTTTGTTGAGAAAAGTGCAAAAATTGTATCTGAAGGAGTTAGTAAGAAACTTACAAGTGAAATTACTCAACTTAAAGAAGATATTGATTCAGCACGTAAGAATGATTTTGGTCGCAAAATTTTCGAAACATTTGCAGGCGAGTACGCAAATAGCTACTTAAACGAAAAATCTGAAACAGCTAAACTTTTAAAAGTTGTAGATGTTAAAGAAAAAGCAGTTGAAGAAGCGAAAGCAGAAGCTGAAGAAGTTAAGAAGATCGTCGAGAGTAAAGACGCAGAGATTGAAAAGATCACTGATGCGGCTAAACGTAAAGAAGTAATGCACGAATTAACTGGACCTTTGAGCAAGGATCAGCGTGAGATTATGGTAGACTTACTGGAAAATATACAAACAAGCAAACTGCAAAGTGCGTTTGATAAGTATATTCCGGCGGTAATAGACGGTAAAACTCCAGCGAAGAAGAAGGCGACATTAACAGAGTCAGAGGCAAAAGAAATCACAGGCAACAAAGAATCTAACGTTAGTAGAGTAAGTCAAGAAGAGAATAATAATATTATTCACATTCAAAAACTTGCTGGATTGAAATAAGGAGAAAACAATGTCAGAACTACTAGAAAGTCGCTGGCAGGATACCAAAACTGCTCTTTTAGAAGGCCTTAATGGCAACAAAAAAGCTGTAATGGCAAGTACTCTAGAAAACACACGCAAGTGGTTGAATGAGACTGCAACAGCTGGTTCTACAAGCGCCGGTAATGTAGCAACTCTAAATAGAGTTATCCTACCAGTAATCAGAAGGGTCATGCCTACTGTAATAGCCAACGAATTAGTTGGTGTACAGCCTATGACAGGACCAGTGGGTCAAATCCACACATTAAGAGTACGTTACGCTGATTCGTCAGATGGTAACGAAGTTGGTGAAGAAGCATTATC